GCGGTGGATGACTCGGGGGCACGACCGTTCATTCGTCGCGCCTTCGATTTCCGCTTCACCAGTCGTGCCGAGATCGCCGCCTTCAAGGGCTGGCTGGCGGCCCGTGCCGGACGCCTGGTGGCGTACTGGCAGCCGGGATGGGAAACCTCCATCGTGCCGACCCGCAAAATCCTGTCGAACCAGACGGTGATGACCGTGGCGGCGCGGGGCTATGCCTTGTACTTCAACCCGATGCCGGGACGCACCGAAGCCGCCTTTCTGCACAAGAACGGCACTTGGTACTACCGCACGATCCTGAGCTTCGGCGCGGGGACCACCTCTGAAGAGGAAACGATGACACTGGACCAGACCTTCGGCTTCGACGCCAATCCCGAAGATTGGCTCGCGATCTACTTCTTCGAAAAAAGCCGGCTCGACAGCGACCAGATCGAATTGCACTGGCTCTCTGACCGGATCGTCGAATCGGCGTTGCCGATCAAGAGCATCAAAGGCTGAACATGTCCTACCTCACGCAGGAAACTTCGGCGGCCGCTGGCCAGCCGGTGGAACTCTATCGCTTTGTCCTTGGCCAGCAGGTCTGGGCGGTGACCAGTGGCCGCGAGGTCGTGACTTACCAGGCGGACACCTACCAGCCGGCCGTTCTGCGTCGTTCCGGACTGGAGCAATCACCGGATTTCTCGCGCAATGGCATCGAACTGGAATGTGCGCGCGACTTTGCGGTGGCCCAGTTGTTTGCCGCCAGCCGGCCCAACGGGGTGGTGTCCCTGACGCTATTTCGCAATCACTATGGCGACAGCGAGTACATCACCGCTTGGAAGGGCCGGGTGGCGTCGGTTGTGTTTGCTGGCAGCAGCGCGACCATCCGCTGCGAGTCGATCTTTACGGCCTTGAAGCGTCCGGGGCTGCGGGCGCATTACCAAACGGGGTGCCGCCATGCCCTCTACGACCCGGGCTGTGGCATCAACAACCAGGCCTACAAGATCACCGGCACGTTGAGCGCGGTCTCCGGCTTGACGGCAACGTCGGTGGCCTTTCTGTCGCAGAGCACCGGATGGCTGACCGGCGGTTACCTGCGCGTGGGCGGTGTGCCGCGCATGATCACACAGCACTCGGGCGATACGGTCACGCTGTCGAGCGTCCTGCCTGGACTCGCGGTGGGCAGCGCCTTCGAAGCCTTCGCCGGCTGCGACCGCAGTTTCTCGACCTGCCAGAGCAAGTTCGGCAATGCGCTGAACTTTGGCGGGTTCCCCTGGATACCGGCAAAGAACCCCTTTGCCGGCGACTCGATCGTCTGAATCATGTGGACTCAAATTCTCATCTGGGTGGTGACCACGGTCATCGGGGCCTTGCTGAGCCCTCGGCCACCCAAACCGGCTTCCGTCTCGCCCGGCAATGTCGAGGTTCCGGTGGCGGAACAGGGCAAGCCTATCCCGGTGCTGTTTGGCACGCGGGTCATCCGCCAGGCCAACTGCGTCTGGTATGGCGACATCAAGACCACGGAAATTCGCCAGACATCTGGCAGTGGAGGTAAGAAATGACGGTGATCGCAACCCACGAGGACGCCAAGGCGCTGGGCTATTGCAACGCGGGGCTGCGCAAATGGTTCCCGCGTGACGGGGTCAGCTTCGACGACTTTCGTCGGGATGGCGTGACGACCGACTGGCTTCGCGCCACAGGCGACGCCATGGCCATGCGCCTTGCCGAAGCCGTTGAACAACGTGAGCAGGAGGCCTAAATGGGCGGCGGCGGCAAACGCGGTGGCGGCTCGAGTTCCTATGTCGTTGGCCATCGCTACTACGCGGGGCTGCATCTGGTCTTTTGCCATGGGCCGGTCGATGCCATCACCCGCATCATCGTCGGCGAGCGCACGGCGTGGAGCGGCAGCATCACGAGCAGCCAGACGATCTACATCAATGCCCCGCAGCTGTTCGGCGGCGATTCGCGCGAAGGTGGTGTGCAGGGCTATGTCGAGGTGAAGTTTGGCGGCCCTGCCGAGACGGTATCCGGCTACCTGCAACAGAAGCTCGGCAGCATCATTCCGGCGTTTCGCGGCGTGCTGTCGCTGATCGTCCAGCAGTGCCAGCTGTCAGCGATGAACCCCTACATCAAGCCCTGGAGCGTCGAAGCACGGCGAATTCCGGCACCGGCGGCCCTGGGTAGCGGCTACATCAACGGTGACGCCAATCCGGCCCATATCATCTACGAGTGCCTCAACAATGCGACCTGGGGTCTGGGGCACGCGACCAGCGAGATCGATGCCAGCAGTTTCTCGACGGCGTCCTACACGCTGGGCAGCGAACAGTTCGGACTCTCCTTGTTGTGGGATCGCGAACAGCCCCTCGAAGAGTTCATCGGCGAAGTGCTGCGCCACATCGATGGCACGCTCTATGTCCATCCGCGTACCGGGCAATACACCCTGAAGCTCGCCCGGGCGGACTACAGCCTCTCCAGCCTCATGGTGCTGGATGCCACCAATATCCTCGCGCTGGAAAGCTTCTCGCGTCCGGCCGAATCCGAACTGATCAATCAGGTCACGGTGCGCTACCGGGACCGCAGCACCGACAAGGATGCGGCGATCACCGTCCATGACCTGGCGGCACTGGAACTGGCCGGTGGCGTGGTGTCCTCGGTGACGGTGGATTATCCGGGCATCAGTAACGGCACGCTGGCCTCGAAGGTGGCGCTGGGCGACCTCAAGCAGTTGTCCGTGCCACTGGCTAAGGCGACGCTGGTCGCCAACCGCAAAGCGGCCAGTCTCAATATCGGCGACGTCTTCAAGCTGACCTGGCCGGAACTGGGCATCGCCCAACTGGTGATGCGGGTGGTGCGCATCAGCTATGGCACCCTGACTGATGGGCGGGTGCGCATCGAATGCGTGGAAGACATCTTCGGCTTGCCCTCGGCCACCTATGTCTCGCCGACGCCCACCTCCTGGGTCTCGCCACTGACCGCCCCGGCACCGGTACCGTTCAGAAAACTGGGTGAGGCGCCCTGGTGGACGGTGGTGAAGCGGGTGG